ACCCTAATCAGATTTTTGAGCCAACCGAGCCAACCGAGCCAACCGAGCCAACCGAGCCAACCGAGCCAACCGAGCCAACCGAGCCAACCGAGCCAAAGGCTAAAAGCAAATCAAAGGCCAAAGCAACCACTAAAACTGATAGCGAGTAAACATTATGGGCATGCTTGATTGGTTCACCGGCACAAAATCTGCAAGCACTGCCCAACCGGTCAATGGTGGCGATGTTTGGCATACCATACATGAGCCATTTATTGGTGCATGGCAACACAACGAAGAAATCGAAGTCAGTAAAAACGACCAGATGCGCCATCATGCAGTGTTTGCTTGCATCTCTTTAATCACCTGTGATATTGGCAAGCTAAAAATTAAGACTAAAAAGGACATTAACGGCGTCAGTCAAACCTGTGACAGTAACGTAAAAAATCTTTTGGCGAAACCGAACGAGTTTCAAAACTGGCAACAGTTTGTAGAAGCTTGGGCGACAAGCAAAGCGACAAGCGGAAATGTATACGTCTGGAAAGTGCGCAATATATTCGGTGATGTGTGGAAGCTACAAATACTTAATCCTGAACGCACCAAGCCATTGGTTGACCCCAACGGCAATGTGTTTTATCAAGTACGAAAGGATCGCTTATTTAATTTAGATGAAGACGTTGTATTCCCCGCATCTGAGATTATTCATGACCGCTTTAACTGCTTTTATCATCCGCTTGTTGGTCTATCACCTATTACAGCTTGCGCACTATCAGCCAGTCAAGGTATTAGCATTCAGCGTAACGCTCAAGCGTTCTTTGCTAACGAATCACGCCCATCTGGAATATTAACCGCACCAGGCACTATCAGTGAAAGCACTGCTAAAGAGCTTAAAGATAATTGGCAAAAAAACTACTCAGGGCGTAGTAGAGGCGGAACAGCAGTACTAGGTGACGGTATGACTTACATACCTATGTCTGTCGCTGCTCATGATGCTCAACTGGTTGAGCAATTAAAAATGTCTGGCGAAATTGTTTGTACTGCGTTTAGAGTACCTGCTTTTAAAGTTGGGCTCGCACCATTGCCCAGTGGCAAAGTCAGCGACCATAACGACATCTATTATAGCGACTGCTTGCAGCACTATATTGAAAGCATCGAAAACCTACTTAATCAACACTTGAAATTAGAAGATGGTGTTGAAGTTGAGTTTTGTCTTGATGCTTTGTTACGAATGGATGCTGGCAGTCAGATGGATTACTTAGATAAAGGTGTTAAGGGCGCGATACTTTCACCCAATGAAGCTCGCGCTAAAATTGGTTATGCCGCAGTACCTGGTGGCGAAAGCCCAATGATCCAGCAGCAAAACTACAGCCTTGCTGCTATCGCCAAGCGCGATAGTGGTGACGACCCGTTTGCTAAAGCCCCTACTCCTACTAACGACCAACCACAAGGAGACGATGATGGCTTGGATAACGCTTGACGACGCGAAGCACCATCTACGCTATGACGATGATGCTAACAACTCAAATCTAACAATGTATATCAAAGCTGCTGAGTCTGCGATATCGCGTTATATCACTGAAGACATACCAGTGGTCGCCACAGACGACATTAAAGTCGCCATGCTAATGATGGTCGGTTACTTTGATGAGAATCGAAGCCCAGACAAAGACACGCCAACTAATGGCAATTATTTACCACAGCCAGTCGTGTCTTTACTCTATTCCTATCGCCGCCCTACTGTCACATAAGGAGCTGCCATGCGTGCGTCTAAACTCCGCAATCGTATTACCATTTATAAAGCACTCAGCACTCCGTCACCGATGGGTGGTACGAGCACCACATCATGGCAGCCCACCCCAGCGCTATGGGCGAATTTTACGCCATTGTCAGTCAAGGATGTGCTGAATGCCCAAGCCGCTGATAGTGAAACGCGTGCACGCTGTGTGCTGCGTTATCGCGCTGATATAGACAGCAAGACACGCGTCGAGCATCGCGGGCAGATGTACGCAGTCGATGGCGATCCGTTACCTGATGACGCCAGCGGCCTTGAATACATCACGCTGATGTTAAAGAGTGTGTCATGAGCGATGATTTTGGCACTATGGAAATATTAGGTCTTAGCGAGCTTGAAGACAAACTTGAGCTATTGACTACCAAACTCGTCGGTAAATCACTAGATAAAGCACTTAATTATGCCGTCGCTCCAATGGTAAAAGAAGCCAAACAACTCGCCCCAAAGTCCGAAAAAGAATATCGGCGCTATATGTCAGGAGGTCAAGGCGAAGCAACACAAGTCAAAACCAAACGTGGCAAGATGCGTCGCGGCAAATCAAAACGTGCAAAACGTGGCGAAGGTAAATTCGTCATGCAAAAACCCGGCACTCTTAGGCGCAGTATTAAGCGCCTAAAAATCACTAAACTTGAAGAATTTAAAAAGAACGGCACCGCTGTTGGTATTTTCGTTTCAAACCGAAAGTCGGATTTACCCCCTTATTATTGGTACTTTATCGAACACGGAACCTCAAAGATGCCGGCTTCGCCATTTATGCGCCCTGCATTTGATCATAATGTAGAAGAGGCTGCCAACCGGTTTGGTGTAAAACTCAACGAAAACATCGATGAATATTTGGAGCAGTCATGATCGCAGGCGTCCAACTCGCACAAAAATTAGGCCCGCTCGTAAATAACCGCATTTATCCGATGATTATCAGCGAACATGATGACAATACCGCCCCTTACATCATTTATCAAAACATCAGCAGTGTGGCCGAAGTCACAGACGACGGTATCACTGGGCATGAGTGGGTGCGGATGCAGATAGACATCTATCACAATGATGCCTATCAATGCACTTTACTCGCAAACAAAGTTATTAATACTATCAACGATCAGATTAAACCGAGTATTTATGATGGTCAGCAGCAAATGTACGACAACCCAAGTGAGTTATATCGTCAGTCAATAGACTACGAATTTTGGCAAACCACCCCAACTGAATAAAAGGACAATATCATGGCAGCAATCATTGATGGCTTATCCGACAGCCAGCATATCTTAAAAATCAGCACTGACGCGGGCACTACTTTTGTAAAAGTGCCGCTATTAACCAACATCGATATGCCCGATCAGAAAAAATCAATCGATGAAATCACCACCACTGATGCACGCAACACGCAAAAAGCCGTGGTTGACTTTACCGAAGTTAACGACCTTGCCTTTGAGCTGGTCTATAAACCTACCGACCTTCAGCACATCGCTCTAAAAGCCGCTTACGATAACAATGAAGTGGTCCAGTGTGAAATTCACTTTGCGGACGCCGATGTCGCAGGCTACGCGTTCGATGGCATGATTTCAGAATTCAGCAATGTGACTGACCCGAAAAAGAAACTGCGCAAAAAAGGCATGATCGTCATTGGTAGCGATGTGACCGAGATTACGTCAGCGCCATAACCACCAGTCAACCTGTATCAATGAGCGCCCACTTAACTGTGGGCTTTTCTTTATCCAATTTTCGAGACTTTTATCATGGCCAAAACTGCCACACAACGCAAAGCCAACCCACTTGGGCGCACAACCCTACTCGCTGCTATTGCCTCATCAGCCCTGCTTGCGCCCTCACGCCTCACTATTAAAGAGCTAGATGCGGATGTATTCGTCAAGCGTATGACGCTTGGTGAACGTGAAAAATACTTTGAAGACATGAAAGAAGTTGAAGGCAAAGGCAATGTCGAAGCTTTTATCATTGCTCTTGTCGATGAGGACAATGACCCATTATTCACGCTAGATGACATAGAGATTGTCAAGACCATCCCGCCAGTGCTGACTGATGCTGTGATACGTGAATTTAATATTATCAATCGCTTTATTGTCAAAAAGCCTGAAAAGAAAGATGACACCGACCAACCACAAGAAGATGAAGACCTAAAAAACTCCTAACCCAGCGCGATAAATTTTTTAAATTTAAACTCGCTGGGCATCTATCCAAAACCGTCGCTGAGCTTGATGCTGAAATGGGCATCGATGAGCTGCGTGAGTGGCAGGCATTTGATAGCGTCAATCCTATTGGCGACTACCGCATGGACTTAAACTTTGCCGTACTCGCCCAGCAAATCGCTGCATGGTCTGGTCACTGCAAAGAAATCCCTAGCGTGAAAGACTTGCTTGTCATCGACCCATTCCCACTTACCAATCAGCAGCGTGCTATCGAAGCCAAGGCACAAGATGACGCGCGAAGCCAAGCTTATACCGACGCCCTTATCTCTAGTCTGAAAAAACGCACCAAAAAATAAAGGATTGCATCATGGCAAAAGTATTACAGCGCTTAGATATTTTACTGTTTGCCAACACTGCCCAGTACCGTAGTGAGATGCGCGATACACAACAAAGCACTACCACTATGTTTGGTTCTATCAAAGCCGATGCGGCAAACATGGCGAAAGTCGGTGCGGCTGCCTTTGCTGCTATGGCAGCAGCCGGTACGGCCGCCATCGGGGTGATGATCAAAGAGCAAATCGAGCTTGAAGCCGAAATATCAGCACTTGCGAAGGTCGCAAACACTAGTACCCAAGAGTGGCAAAAACTTGCACTTGCTGCAAAAGATGTGGGCATAGAAAGCGAAACGTTAGGCGATATATATAAAGATACTCAAGATAAAATTGGCGACTTTCTTAGCACTGGCGGCGGGGGAATGGCCGATTTCTTTGAGAATATTGCCCCACAAATAGGCGTGACTGCTGAAGAGTTCCGCAACCTCTCAGGCCCTGATGCGCTACAAAAATATTATAACGGACTGCAAGAAGCGAACCTTAGCCAGTCCGAGCTTATATTTTATATGGAGTCCGTAGCGTCGGATGCCGCCACTCTTATAC